GATAATCTGAGTTTTGTGGTTTAAGTGATATGAATACTTTACCATACTCAGGTGGGTCGTTGTCTTCACCACCCCATACTGCGACTGCATCTGCATTAGGATAGTATTCACTTACTTTTGCTTTGTAGTCATTCAATGTGACTAATCTGTTTTGTGATGTATAAAATTTTGTTGCCTTAAACTTAATCGAATCTATACTTTCTTTTTCTGAACCGCCTGATGCGTTTGATAAAGTTGTTATTGTAGGTGTTGAGAATCCATTAATTGCATCAATCATTGAAAATAACTTTGCGCCATCAGCATGAACATCATCGACTGTTATATATGTTGCACTAATTAAGTCACCATCATCAAGTCCTTTACCTAAAACATCATCACCAAAATATATCTCTAAAAATCCTTCTTCATTTTCTTGTGCATAGAATACACGAGATGAACTTGTGATTGTTGATACTTCTGTTGATAATGAATACTTAGATGAAATACCATTTGAGTTGACTGATACTTCTAATTTAGACCTGTCAACTCTTGAATTTGATAATACAAATTTTGAATTTTTAATTTGACTATCGAATACAAATGTATCTGTTATGTATTGTCCTTGAACTATATCAACTGTAGGATAAGAAAAGTTTAAACCATCTCTTGTAGGAACAACTGATGTTGTATTTACAAAGTTATATGTGACACCATCGTATACAGTTCGAAAGTTATGACCTCTTGGCATCGTCATATCGTTTGCAGTTGGTATTGTGCCATCTGCCATTCTAATATTTGACATCTTAACTTCTAATTGAGCACCAGATGCTTTTTCTGATGCAGGAACAAATCCTAAATCTTTTGCACGAGAAACTACATTCTTTCTAAGTTGTGCTGAATCTAAGAATAATTCTGAAGCGGCGATGTTTGTATTTACACCTGAAACATGAGATGCATATGCCATCATGTCTATTAGAACATTTAGATTAGACCCCTCAAAGTTATAGTCTTTAAATCTATCTTGACCTTTGAGATATGTTTTTATATTTTCAGAAATCAATTCGAAATCTAAATCTGTTGCGTTTATGTTTGAACTTTTTATTGCCATTATCGTACCCTATTAATTTTTACGCTTTGTGATGTGGCAAGATTACCGTTCTTTATAGTATAGAATATAACAAGATTAAGATTGTTGTCATCTGTATCTTCCATTTGAACAGATACATTTGTTATTCTTGGTTCTAATGCTGATAAAGCTTCTTTAATATCTGAGATTACAAGTGATGCCATACCAAAATCATTCATTTCAAACAGTCTAGCTCTTAAATTTGCACCAAAGTTAGGTTTGAATGGTCTTTCGTAGTTATTTGTTAATAATATGTTTCTTACCGACCTTTTAACTGCATCTGAATCTTTTTTGATTGCAATATCTCCTGAAATCGGATGTGCGACAAACATTACATCTAAATCAGAATACTCATTTTTAAATGCGTTTATCTTTGAATCGGGGTTGGTGTAATCTCTTGTTGCCATAATATCTATTTATAACAACTAGGCAGCTGCTGTTGTTGTCACTCCTTCAATTTCTGGAGTTTTTACATCTATCTTAAATGGAAATCCTAAAAGTTTTAAAACATCACAAAATGTTAAGGTTAGAAAATCAAAAATTTTACCTAAACCAATCTTGTCAAAAAATTTCTTAACTTTATTCACCCATTCAAATAATAATTTTTGTTGCCAATTTGCAACAAAGTCTTCTAGTGCAAGTTTAAATTCAGCAACTGATTCTTCTAAAGACTGAACATTAGATTCAATCTCTCCTATGATATCTTTTATACTAAAACCAAAAATACTAAAGTTCTTGATATCATCTAATATGCCTGCGCCCAATTCATCAAGTTCTTTTCTAAGTTTTTCTTTATCTTCTTCGGATAGTAATGGGTCTTGCAAATCTTCCATTATCTTTTTTCTTTTCTCTTTTGCTGATTCTATGAGTCCATCTATCAATGCACCAATATCTGGTTTGGTAAATAACTTGATAATACTTGGCAATCCTAAAGCGTCCCATATCTCATCAAAAATATCAATGAGTTTTGTGAATGCCTTATGCAAACCATTTGTCAAATATTCTTTGATTTCTTTTTTCAGATATTGAAATGTCATTTTTGCTTTCCACTCGTCACATTTCAAACCAAATTCTTCATTAAACCCTCTTAGATTTTCTGGTATAAAATTGAAAAATTTATCTATGAGTTTACTTTTACTCTCCATAAGTTCTTGTATAGCTTTGTCATAGTCTTCTTGTGATATAACACCCTTTTGTAAATCTTCTTCTAACTCTGCAAGTTTCTTTTTAAATTCAGGAGTTATTCCCCCAATCTGGTCTTTTAGTTCTTTTTGATATTCTTTATCAAAGATTCTAGTTAAGTCAATACTTAAACCAAATAGATTGACAGTCAAACTTATCGGTGTTATTTTTGATACGAGTTCTGCAATCTTTGTTGGTATGTAATTGAAAAAATCTGCAAGTAATTCTGTGATAGCATCATTCGCTTCTTTTGCCCAATTACGAATAGTTCCTTTTTCCCAATATGGAGATAGTAAATCGCCAAGGTCTTCCATAAATTTTTCAATATCTTCTATTGTTTCTTCTACTTTTTCTCTTGCCTCTTCTGTTATCTGGTCACCAACTTCAACTAAGAACACTCTAAGGTCACTAGGTATTTTTGCAATGTCTTGTATTGCATTTACTAAATCCTCTTTAGTAGGCAAATCAAATATTGTTCCTGGTGGACAATTAAATTTTTCAGGTATTGGTTTTACTGTGACTGACATTATGAATTAAGTTTAATTACATTACCATACAATTTAATGTTAGGTGCTGTGACTGATAAATCTTTTGTAGATGATACATCTGTTTTACCACGAACTGTAATTTTTGCATCGCCTAAAACTTTAACATTAACTTTGCCGCCAATATAAACTTCATCGTCTCCGAGTATAACTTCATATTTGTCTTTTACAATTCTTTCATGTGCATCACCATCACTTTGCCATTCAAAATATGTTCCTGACCTATGTTGTAAAGATACTCTTTCAAAACTTCTTGTATCATCTAATTCAAATAGATGACCTGACTCGGTGTATGTTGCATGATTGTATGGGTATTGAGGATTAGCAGAAGACTTAATTCCACCACCAAAGCCTCCTTGTCCTGGAAAGTATGTTTCTAAATCTCTATGTAGTGGCGCTTCTGTGTGTGACTTTCTATCTTTAGGGGGTTGTTTATCTAATGCACTAAACTGATTGACATCTGATGTATTTGTTTTTAAAGGATAGTAAGGTAATGTTTTTTCTGAATCTTCAAACTCTGTTTTTGTGTATTTTACTTTAGAACCATCTTTTTCAAATTTAAGTTCTTTAACTAAGTGTGGCGCCTCTTTCAATGATACTGCAAGTTCATTTGGTCTTTGTGGTGAAGCAGGAGGATTCAAACCATCTGCTGTTCCTTCATAGTCTGATTTCTTATGTCTTCTAGGGTCACTGAAACCAAACTCTAATTGTCTTATAACTAAATTGCCATCAGTATCTTCTTTATAACCATCTTGTGTTATACCTTGTTGCACACCTAGAACAACAAACTCTTGCATCTCTTCATCTCTAAAAAATCCAAATACATCTGCACCTTCTACTAATGAATGATTTTGACCAAAAGGTGTTAAACCAGCAGTAGTGACTGGCATGATAACATGTGACCAAGGTAAATCAGGTGTCGCTATGAATTGTTTATCAGCGGTGTGATAACCACGAACACGAACTCTAACACGACCAATCTTTAATGGGTCTGCCCTATCTTCTACTACACCATAACAATATTTCATTATGATATTCCATAGTCAAAACCAGTTCCAAAATCACCAGCGTTAGGGTCTGGTTGTTTTGATTCTTTATCATCATCTGGTTTTTCTCGTGCCAGAAAGTCAGGTTGATATGTTGCTATATCTTCTTCAAAACTTTCTTTTATACATTGCATGGTCACTTCTCCATAACCATCTACTGGACTTATTTCATAAGTTAGTTTACCTATAAGATAAGTATGACCTTCTAATTTATCAGCATTTTCATCATCTACCAACCTTAAATATTTATAGCTTGTTTGTGCTTCCTGTAGTTCTTGTGCTATA